TGATTACGAATCCTACTGCGATTATTGCTGCGATTGTGACCAGAACGGCACGGAACCCAAGTCTTATGACGATTACCGCGCCTCAGCACGCAAGTACGTCCCCGCCCCTTACATCGCGCCAGCTTACGGGGATGACGAAATTCCCTTCTAAACAGGTCGAAACCGCCGCAAGGCGGTCTGCTGGTGACGCCAGCACTGATGAGACCCCACCACTGGAGATTGCCATGACTGTCAACCGCAACTACTTCCCCACCCTGAACGCCGCCCTTGAAGCTGAGGGCCTGCTGGAAGCTTGGGATTGCACGTTCCCGCCCATTGGCTACGGCCAGACCCGCTCGTTCACTTGGTACGATGGGAAATCCCACTACGGGCGCTATGTCTCAATCTACCGGGATGAGCGCGGTTACTATGAGCGCCCAGTGCATTATGCCCGTTGACAATCGTCACTGATACGTGATACGGAGGTGGTCATAGGCCACTTCCGGCCCCCATGGAGGACACTATGACGCCGCTACACGTTGAATACGATGCCATCGCTGAGGTCTGGTTCGCTTATGACGGCGATACCCGCGAAGACAGCCGCGCCCTTGGACAGGGCACTACCCCTGAGGATGCCCGCGCTGATTTCTGGGCACAGGTCCGCAAACAGAGCAAGGTCTGAGGGGAACGCCATGAAAAACAAAGAGGTCACCAACATTCAGGAAATCCTGACGGCCATACAGGAGGCCATGGACTACATTGACGATTACCGGGACTACCACACAGACCCGGATAGCGACATTGGCGCACAGGTGCCCAATAAAGCCTGCTATGTATACGCTGACCTAGAGGATGCCATGGAGCGCGGGGAAGCCCTGCTACGCAAGTGGCAAGCCATACAAAACCAAACTGAAGACCGGGGGGCTTAGGCCCCCTTTTTTCTTTATCTGACCTGTTGACATCCGTCACGGATCAGTGATATGAGAGTGGTCATAGGCCAATCACGGCCCCCAACTAGGAGCTACCTCAATGACCTACGATACTGAACTGACCCGCTTCCAGAACTTCGTCCGCAACATTGGCGTCAACGTGCCTGATCACGTTAACCCCGACAACGAGGGTGCCTACGTTAACGCCGCTGTGGCGCGCATCGCCAGCAACTGGATCAAGGGCAACCATGCCCGCTGGTTCGCTGCTCACTCTGACGCCAAGACCCTGCGCGACTGGCTTCTGGGCTACGATGACACCCTTCCCCGCCGCCCCTCTGGCGCGGGCTTTGGTGAGCTTCTCGACAAGCTGGCGCGTGATCTTGATCAGTGCGGCAACCTGTCTGACAAGCAGACCTCTATCGTGCGCAACGCCCTTGCACGCCAGATTGAATTTGCTGCCAACCGCAAGGCTGAGTATGCCGCTAAGGACGCCTCCAGCCAGCACATTGGCACCGTGGGCAAGCGCGACACCTTTGGCCTCACCGTGCAGTGGAGCAAGTCATTTGAGGGCCAGTATGGCCTGTCCTACATCTTTGGCCTGCGTGACGCCGCCAACAACATCGTGATCTACAAGGGCACGAAGTATCTGGGCGACAAGGGCCAGTCTATCAACGTCAAGGCCACCGTAGCAGAACACGGTGAGCGTGACGGGGTGCGCCAGACCATAATCAGCCGCCCTGCGGCAGTGTAAAAAAGGGGGGGGCTACGGCCCCCTTTTCCTATTGCGCCCGTCCCTGATGCGTGATATGCGTTGTGTCGTTAGGCCAATCCCGGCCCCTTATGAGGTTCCTATGTTCACAGCTACTGTAAAGCTCTCCACCCGCACCCTGTCCAGCGGCATCACCATCTACACAATCCGGTATGATGACGGGCGCACTATTGACTTCGCGGATGTTAAGACGCTGGTCTTCTACCTTGACCAGAACAACCTCGAAATTGAATTGCGCAACGGGAGGGCGGCATGACCATCACAGAGACGTTTCCCGCGCCTCAGACGAAGGCAGGGGGGCTGTACTGGCTCCCCAACTATGTACGCCTCGCTCAGGAGGTCTACAGGGGCTACACGCTCTCTGGCGACGATTATGAGCGGGAGCATTTTGTGCGCTCCTGCGCCACCCGGTGGGGCATCACACGCCGCTGTTCACTGGCCCTGCTGACTGGCGAAGCCACCTATGACCTTAACCCAGAAACTGTAACCATAACCCGTACAATTGTGGAGGAATAACCATGCTCGTTAACGTGACCAACTATCCGTCTATCGTGCTAGCCCCGGAGGAACGCGATTTCTGGGGCGTCTATGAGCTTGATCAGGTGGATGCACCATTGTCTCAGGACGAAGCTTTCCGCGTCCTTGAGGGGCGTGTGTTTGAAGCCGTCTGGCCTGACGATGAATTTCCTTGGTGAGGTGCCGGATGAAACGCCACGAACACTGTGCCCACCTCCGTCCTGATTACGACAGGCTGGAACAGGCCCATTACATCTACCGCAACCCGGTGACCTATGAGATAAGCTGGCCACCCACTGGCATGATGGATGAACTCAAGAGATTAGGGCTGATCAACGATGAGAACCGCTAGGGTGCTGGCTTCCAAGCTGCGGCGCATTTTTAAAAACGTTTTGACAGACGAAGCCGCTGATCTGTTGCTTGAGCAGGAAGACGAAATACAGAGCCTGCGCAGGCGTCTGTGGGGCAAGGATGATGGTGCTGGAGGCAGGAATTGAACCTACGTCAACCGCTTACAAGGCGGTCGTTTTACCATTAAACTACACCAGCGTGAGGGGAGGTTATTAGCCTCCCCTCTGCTTTTAGGGAATATGCTTTTTAACTTCCGTTGACAGCTTTTCGAGCTTGTTAATGCGGTCAAGCATAGAGGCAATGTTAATGCCGCCAATCAGAGTGCGAAGCTGATCCAACTGCTTGCGCACATTCTCAACCTCACTGAGTTGATCCTTGTAGGCTGACAGTTCCTTCAGGCCCTTCGTGAACGCCTCAATGTTGGGGTTGGTGGCAACCGGGCCAAACATCTCTTCGCGGACCTGTTCCACCCATATGCGCGGAACCCCCAGATCAGTGGCAACCCTGTGGTCAGACCACTCAGGATCATACCCGCGCTTCTCATCCAGATACACGCCATTCAGCTTCTCAAAGATGATACGGCGGTCATCACGCTGCATTGCGCGCGGCTCCGCGACAACCAGCTTAGGCTCAGGCTTCATGGGTGTTACCTCCTCAACAGGCGTTGGCTCTTCTTTGGGTACAATCGTCAAGGCGGGCTTGGCGGAGAACTTGTTAACGCAATTGGGGCACGTATCCCAATTTTCGTTAGACCCCACTGCCCAACCTTTCTGCGTGAACTTCTTTTCGATAGCAGCAGGCGGCAGCAGCGATGCGCCCATCTTCAAGCTGATGGTATCATGCTCACCACAATGGCGGCAACGTATCGTAGCTACCCTACGCCACTGCGTGCCATATTTCTCAGTGCTTTCCTCGAATGATCTACCTCTGGGGTGACGTTTCATGTACGCCTCTTTTTGCGTTTATACTTTCTCTTGCTCTTAGATACAGATGCTACTTTCTTTGTCTGGCTTACCTTTTTAACTTCAGGCGGCATACGATCATCGCGGTGCCCATCTGTTAGGTGCATGTTGTTCGCATACTCCTTTGGCGTCACGTAAGGCGCACCCGGCTCATAGTACATGTGAACCGTCTCAGGGCACTTGTATGCAATCGTTTCCGTCTTGTTGGGGACCGTCTCCAGCACGCTCATGCAACTGAAGACGATCACTGACAGGTAGGACGCCATTAGAACGTAGTATCGTCTTCGTCCTTACGCGAAGCACTGCGCCCATCGTCATCATCAAGCGCAGCCTTTGCAAGCGAAGCAGGCGGCACAGATGTATCAATGATTGTGGCATATGGTTGAGAGTTGCCAATCAAGCGAGACACAGACCTGTCACGCTCCTCAAAGTGATTGCGGATGTCGCGCTCCAATGCGTCGATGGCCTCGCGGCACAGCTTCACGCCACTGAGCAAGTTGTGGCAGGCATCATGGGAAAACCGCTGCTCACGGGACAGGTGATCCTGCATGTCGGCGATAGACTGAGAAAGATGCAAAAGTGTCGTCATTACTTTTCTCCGTAGGTTACATCATCATTTCTGGCACTTGGGTTTAAGGCTTCATCAATGAGGGCCAGCACCTCATCAATTGCCATGTCGTACCCGGCGTCAAAGTCATCCATGACAACCGGAATATTTTTCCTCTCTACTTCGTCTCGCAGGACTACAAGGACCTGATGCACTGTAGGGTGCGGGGTCTGTACCCGCTTGCGCATCCATCCAAACATCAGTTCCTCATCTGCGCAGCCGGGGAGATGGACATATGTGCAAGCGTTTCCATGATGTCATCCGCGTCATCCGGGTGATCATCAGCGATGGCGTTAATTGCTGCAACGCACAATTGCAGGGCAGCATTCAGCAGGACGGCCCGCTTGATGGGTTCTAGGTCTAAAAAGCCATCCTCTGACTGCAACTGGACACCGGGCGCACCGTCACTCATCATAAACATGCGTATCATAGCTACTTCCTGCAAAATCAGCCCTCCATTTGCCAATAATATACCACATCCAGCGCAAAAGTGGCGTGAGTATCCACTGATTTTTACAAAATCGTATTTTAGGGGTTGACGGGCATCACGGATGCGTGCATACAAGCTTCACGAACGGAATGGTTCCGCTCAAAACCCCACCAAGGAGACACTAAAATGAACACTTTCAGCCTCAACCGTCAGGTTCGTCGTTTTGGCCGTGGCGGCATCCAGCTTCAGGCTAATCGCGGCGAGGCCCTCTCTTTCGAGCAGATTGCTCAGTTCGCCCCCACCGTGTTCGCCAACGAACGACATGCCTCGCGCTCTGAGCGTTTTCAGGTGATCCCCACCCATGAGCTTCTGGCTGGCCTGTCCAAGGAAGGCTTCGTGCCCGTCAAGGTTCAGGTTGGCGGTTCGCGCGACGAAGAGAAGCGCGCCTTCACCAAGCACCTGATCCGCTTCCGCCGTCAGGATGACCTCGCTGGTGCGCCCAAGGTTGGCGATAGCCACCCGGAAGTGGTCCTTCTCAACGCCCATGATGGCACCAGCAGCTACCAGCTTCACGCTGGCCTGTTCCGCCTTGTGTGCCTGAATGGCCTGACGGTTTCTGACGCTAACTTTGGCTCCATCAAGGTTGGCCACTCTGGCCGGGGCGTCCTCGACAAGGTGATCGAAGGCACCTACCGCGTGCTGGATGACGCTGTGGTGGCCCTTGAGGCCGCGCAGGAATTGCGCGCCGTCGAGCTTAACCGCGATGAGCAGCGCATCTTTGGCGAAGCCGCCCTGCGCCTGCGCTACGACGAAGAAACCCTGCCCCGCATCGAAGGCTCTCAGGTTGTGCGCCCGCGCCGCGAGGCTGACCTGTCGAATAACCTCTGGCTGACCTTCAACCGCGCGCAGGAAAACCTGATCCGTGGTGGCCTGAGCTACCAGCACCGCAACGAGGAAACCAACCGCGTGACCTACCGCGACACCCGCCCGGTCAACAGCGCAGACGGTGACCTCAAGATCAACCGCGCGCTCTGGCACCTCGCCAATGAGTTCGCCAAGCTCAAGGGCGCGGCAATCGCGGCCTAATCAAGGACCGGGGGAGCGAGGGGCGCGGGGGCATCAGTCTCCGCGCCCTTTTTCTTGCCCTTCCAACGCTTCCCGGCGTTGACCGCGAAATAAACCGCAGGGGTGCTGACCCCCACTGCCTCAGCGATTTGAGCGTATGTGTATCCCTGTTCGCGCATCTGCTTGGCCCATTCGTGCCATGTTCCGCGCTTGTATTTTTGGGTGGGGGCTTGATCTTGTGCGTCTGTCATCCCCAAACACTACATCTATTCGCGCAGTTAAAAAAGTTACTTTTCCACTGAAATTAACTGTTGCAATCATCCCTGATCCGTGAGATAAGGGGTGCATAGGCGGTCGCGGTGACCGCCCCCAACATGGAGATACGACAATGACCAGCAACCTTCTCGCAGACCAGATTGGCCAGCTTGACGCTCAGATCAAGGTGCTGACGGAGCAGCTTGAGGCGCTTAAGAAGCAGGCTAAGGCTTCCGGCCTTGAAGAGATCGTGGGCCAGACGTTCGTCGTGTCGATTGGCAACAGCATCCGCGCTTCGTTTGATACCGCTCAGGTCAAGAAGGAATTTGGCCAGCAGTGGTACGATGACCGCTGCAAGCTGGCGGAAGTGACCACTGTCCGCGTCAAGGTTCGCCCTGAGGCGCTCATCTAACCGGGGGCTACGGCCCCCTTCACCTTTCGCGTACTAAATCAACAGGGGTATTTAGACATGGATAAGTTCACGACATGGCAGGAAGGCGAAACTTGGTACGCCGCGCCTAGCGATTACAGCCCGGATGCGCCTGTTGGCGAGGGTGAAACAGAGGAATATGCAATCATTGAGCTTAAGCTTAAAATTGAAAAGCTGAACGAAGAATGGCTATTCGCATGGGAGACACGTAATGACGAACCATGATTTCCGCGCCTACCTAGCACTGTGCGCTCAACGCGGCCTGCCTGAATGGCGGGTCGCTGAAATGTTGGGTTGTGGGCGCAACAGCATCACATCTTGGAAGCGCAATGGCGCTCCCCGTTATATCGCATTGGCCGTAGCAGCTTTAGAGAAGGAATTGTCACCATGGGTAAGCAAGTAAATCACACTCCATTTCCGTGGTATCGTTACGAAAACGGCGGGAAGCTTCCGGGCGTTTACGAGCGCAAGGGTGGTTGGGAATATGGCCCAGAATCCGCTGACTGGGTGTGGGGTCCTAAAGGCCCCGGCTATGGCGTTGTGGCTGATTGCAGCCCGCACGATCCATGCACGACACAGAGCCGCGCCAACGCGCAGCTAATCGTGTCCATTCCTGACCTAATTGAAGCCTTAGAGGCGTGTATCGCAGAGCTTCCCGGCCCATGCGGCAGAGAGGGCTGCGAATGCGGTTCTGAGGCTAGGGAGAAAGCAATTAAAGCTCTCGCCAAAGCCAGAGGACTGGAGTAGCCACTGGAAGACTATTAGGAGGCCCCACAGGGGCCTTCTTTCGTTTTGGCTACCACCCTAGCGCCCCACCCCACAAAAGCCGCCTAGCACTCGACGGAACAGCAGGAAATGGCACTTCAATTGCCATCACCCGGTTTCCGCTACAGTCTCCACAAACAGGCGCTTGTCTGTGTCGTATTGGAGAACTGCGTCACCAATCCGGCCCGCCTCAGGCTGATACCGGATTTTGGTAATGTAGACGCCTGTAGATGTGCTTTCGCTCATCTCACCTATCCGGCCAATGGTCACGCCAATGTCAGCCTTGTTGGCCCAGTGCGCACTGTCTGATATGTCCGCGAGGCCAATTGCCTCCGGGTCACGATGGCGGGATGATTTGTCAGGGTGCGCCACGACGATCACCAGACAGTCATACCGCTTGGCAAACACCTTCATCTTGCGGATGGCACGCCCCACGTATTCCGTTAACGTCTCATCCTTCTCGCGCCTGTGGTCAATTTCGTTCCACGGGTCAATCAAGCACACCTTCATGCCGTGACGGATCACAGCCGTTGCCATGCGGTCAATCAGCCAGTCTAGATCATGGTCAGCATCGTCATCCGGGTCAGGGGCGATGAAACTGAAACGCCTTTCCATGAAGGCATCAGGCGACAGGCGGGCATCAGGGGTGGCCGCAGCCAGACGGCGGCAGAGAAAAACGTTCCTGATCTGATTTGTTACATACGGCTTAATGCGCATCTCGAAGCTGGCGATGCCCACGTTCCAGCCATGCCACATGGCAAGCTGGGTCACTAGCTGCACTGTCCACGTAGACTTGCCGTGATTGGGCAGTCCGGTGACAACCATGAACGCCGGGGTGTAGGGCATCAGGAACTGGTCTACGTCATGCCAGCCAGTGGTGACGGTTGAGATGGGGGCCTCATCCGGCAAATCACTGTAGCTGTACACGCCAGACACAGGATAGGGCTTGGCGTTAACAATCAGGTCCATCACGGCGCTGCGGCCCTGAGCCGCCAGAACCTCGTTCAGGTCCTTGCAGCCTTCCGGGTAGGTGATGAACTTGCAGCGCACCCGGTCCAGACGGCGCACCAATTCCTTTGCCAGACGCAAACCCGGCTCATCCGCGTCAGATGCAATGACGATGGATTTTACTTTTGACAACAACTCCCAGTCGTTCAGCAGGAAAGCGTATTTATCATCACTATCCGGGTCAATATCGTAGGTGGTTTCAGGGACAGATATTAACTTGCCCTGTGCATCGCGCGCAGGCGGTGCGCCATCAGGCACGGACACTGCGAAGGGATAGCCCGCAGAAATCACCGCGAGGCAGTCCATTTCGCCTTCGCAGATCACCAGCGGCTGAGAGCCATCATGGAGGCTTGGGTCTTCCAGTATGTCCCGGTTGAACAGGAGCTTCTTGCCCCCGGCCTTCTGCCAAAACCGCTTACCCGGAGCGCGGTACTTCGCGTTCTGCTCTACGCCGTTTTCCAGATACGGGTAGACAAGGATGCGCCCCTCAGGATCAGGCTCAACGCCATTGGGACCGCGCTTGCCTGAGTAAAGCCCCATATTTGTCGCCACTTCCACGCTGATGTTGCGGCCTTCCAACCAGTCCAGATGTGCTTGGCTTAAAGTCATCGTAATACCTTCCGTCCGTATAACCGCAGTTGTGGCACCTCAAACCAACGCCCTTGCTATCAATCCGCACTGACAAGCAAGGATCATCCTTGTGCTTGCGGGAATGGCTGCATTGCGGGCATAGCGTCTTGAAGTTGCGAGAAGGAGTGCCCCTGAAGGACACTCCCAATTCCTTAAGAATTTCAGTTACTGAGCGCATTTTTTTCTTTTGCCTTGCGCTTTACCAGACGCCTTACTTCACGCTCCCATTCCGTCAGCGTAATATCGTACTCACGCTGAAGAAGGCCAATCCAGTCCTGAAGCACATCAAGACGCAGAAGAGCGTCTTCATCGCACATCCCATCCAGACTAAGACTTACATCACCCTCGCCAGTTTCAGGATCGCCCCACAAAGTTCCCATGCGCTTAACTTTGCGGCGGCTACCATCCCAGCCACGGGTAAAACGATCTTTCGACATAGCTACTCTCCTTTGCTGATTGCCTCTAAACGCTACAGTAATAGATTACTTCTTGTCCTTGACGGGCTTCAGGATGCCATACCGCTGGACTGGATTGCGATAAATGTAATAGGCATCCATCTCACGCCACTTAAACTTGATCCACGTTTCCAAAATGGGCGCAGCCATCATCGTACCAGCTTGCTGCATCTGCTTGATGTAAAGCCTGAACTTTTCCGCAGCTTTCACAATGTCCTCCACCGTGATGCCTTTGGCCATTTCCGCAGCCAGCGCACGCTTCGCTGTATTGCGGTCAGACACAACGCCGGGATACTTGCCCACAATAGCATCCAGATCAGCGTCTGAAGCAGTTGGAACCTCAGCAGGCTCGTAATCCTCTTCCCAACGCCTCTGGTTCAGCCACGTAACCGCTTGAGCGGTAAACTTTGATTCCTCACCATCGCGGGATGCCGCATATGCCTTCACTGCTGACAAAAGTGTTTCACGTGGAATTTTTATCTTCTCACGCACATAGCGATACTTCGCTGCGGCTGGTGCCTTGGGGTTTCCGGGGCGCTTAGGATACGCCTGCCAAAACTCCTCGAACTCCGCATCATACGATATATTCTTATTCTCTGTTGTGTTCTCTGATGTATTCTCTGTAATAGATTCACCTTTTCCGCCATGGCTGAATGTACTTTTTGTTGCTTCCTGTTTGGCGTTTTCAGACATTCTTGTATCTGCAATATCTTTTAACATTTTCAAAAGCACATCGCCGTTAATGCGGAAGTAAAGTTTGGCTGGAATACCAGCACGCCTCTCCTCCAAAACGCCAATTCTTACCAATTGGCGGCGTACTGTCTCCTGCTCACGGCGTGACAGAAAAGTCTCGACTTCCCAATCCTGAGATGTCTTATAAAACCAGCCATCTTGGGCGGTCTTAATGTTTGACCAGTACATGGCCTGAGACAAAAAAACGCCCCCATTTACAGAACCAGCCACTTCCGCCAGTATTCTGTGGAATGCAATGGGCTTGTTAAAAACATGGGGTAAAAGTTCTTTGATCATCTGGATACCTCAAGATTTGGCTTGCCCAGATGTCAAATGCCCAATATGTTGTAAGGGCATTAACAACTGAACGTACCGGGTTCAGTTCTTGAAACGCTCTGGACGGCAATCCGGGGCGTTTCGCTTTTTAGGGACCACCCTGCCGGGTTTAGTTTGGGGACCCCGGCAGAGTGGGTGAGTTGCCCGCCGCTGTCAGGTGGTTTCCAGCGGCAAGACCACCATCTTCGCGCTGTCTGCGCGCTTCGTCAAGCAATGCCTTACGCAAAGTGTAGACGCCGTGCATGATGGATGTGTGATCACGGTTAAAGTGATACGCAATCTTCTGGTAGGTCATCTTAACATCAATGCGGAGGCGGTAGAAAACCTCGAAACGCGCCCTGACAACCTTCTTGACGCGCGATGTACTCATGATTTCCTCAGGCGTGAGGCCATGCTGCGCCGCAACAGCACGCAAGACGCGCTGCCACTTGATTGCACCCGGCTCATCCAGCACCAAGCCGGGAATAGGCGGCATTTTGGGGCTTAACCTCAGTTCATCCGCAAAACGATCAACCTGTCTGCGATCACGCCCGCCCATGAACGGGCCATATTCCTCACCGCTCGTTACGGTCAACGCCTCTGACACGATGCGCTTTTCTTCTTTTTCCGCCAGCAGCCCCGGCTTTGGAGACAAGGGTTCTGTATTCTGCGGCGCTGATAGATGCGGGATTGCCTTTACTACGGACACTTTTGGGGCGTTCATCCGCAGGCGTTCCTTTACCGCCTTGTAATGCTCTTGCAATTGCTTCTGATAGCTCATGCTCTTCTCCCTCTGCACAAATAGATATTAACGTATCAGGTCCGTCATCCACCCAAGCGCATAGCAACATCTGACAAAGGCAATCGTCTTCTACAACGCCAGCCTTCTGCAACAGGTCACTTAGGCTCTTGAGGTAGTTGTCTATGTCCCTGCGGCGTTTGTCAGGACGCCTGACACAGACAACCAGTTTATAGGCTCCTTTGATTGGCGCAATCTCTTGCCTCCGTATCAGATACAAACAATCATCAAGCCAATCCATGTACTGGGGTGACCTGAACATCTTGCCCCGCCCCATCCGCCAAAGCCTGTTGGTGCTAGGAGGACGGGAAATAACGATTTCCACCATTACTTTTTCCGTAAATCGTCAAATCAGAGCAGAAATAGAATACAATGGCTTCCTTGTTTCTGCAATGAGGAGAGCATGATCAATCCTGTAATCGCCGCTGAAGATGTAATCCGCCAGATGAAAAGTCTTCTGGAAGTATTCCCGCAGCTTTCAGAAGACGAAGAGCTTCTGAAGGACACGCTGGAAGGTAATACCCGTTTCAATGAGGTAATGGAAAAGTTTTTGTCTGCCATGAAGGACAACGAAAACTTGGCAGAAGCTGTGTCATCCCGCATTGGAAAGCTAAGGGAGCGCCAGACACGCCTTGTTCACCGCGCACAATACTATCGCGCCCTTATGCAACGCCTAATGGAGAATTCTGGCCTTCAGTCTGTGACCCTGCCTGAAGCCAAGATTTCTGTGGTTAACACGCCAGAGAAGGTGATTGTTACAGATGAGAGTGCTATACCTGATGCGTTCTGTAAGATTACGCGGGAACCTAACAAAACCGCTATCAAGAACGCTCTGAAGTCTGGAACGTACATCCCCGGTGCTGCCCTGTCTAATGGTGGCACCACTATTCAAGTGAGGTAATTATGGCTAAAGAAAACCCCTTCCCTACAATTCCGTTGACGCCTGAGGCGCAGATCATCACTGCGCTGCACGCTGTCATGCAGGAAGCTGCATATGTGCAGAAGACCGGGGAGAATGACTTCCACGGTTACAGATACGCCACAGAGGCTGATGTGCTGGAACGCATCCGCCCTGCCATGATCAAGCATGGCCTTGTGCTGATCCCCAGCATCAATCAGGTGTCCAGCATTGATCAGCATGGCAATACCAGCGTGATTGTCCATTACACGCTGGCGCATACGAGCGGTGCGGTGTGGCCCCACCCCATAGTCGCTGCTGGCTGCGGCAATGACCGCAACAAGAATGGCACTGGCGACAAGGGCCTCTACAAAGCTCTGACGGGTGCGAACAAGTATCTGCTCTTCAAGCTCTTCCAGATTGAGACTGGTGATGATCCTGAGCAGTCTCAGGCTGACAAGGCGCGCGAAGAATACGCCAAGGCTGCTGCTCAGTTTTACCTAGAAGGTGGGCGCATTGCCATCAGTAAGGCTGAAACGGTGGCTGAACTCAAGGAATGGTGGGCCAGCGAAACAATCAATCGTGAAAGCGCGAACATCATCAAGGGAACTGATCAGTATGCGGACTTGTACGCTGCATTCCTCGCACGCGGCAAGGAACTGAGCGCAAAGGAGAAGAACAATGGCTGAGTATGATAACACCAACAGCGGTATGCTGTATCAGAACGACAGGAAGGAAAAGAACAGCCATCCTGACTTTAAGGGCCAATGCACGATCAAGACGCCTGACGGTGAGCTTGTAGAGTATTGGGTCAGTGGTTGGGAAAAGCAGGGGCGCAAGGGTCCGTTTGTGTCTCTTGCCTTCACGCCCAAGGAAGAGCGCAAGGGAAGCGAAGAGCGCCCTGCCAAGAAGCAGTCCAGCTTGTTTGGCAAGAAGGCAGAGCAATCTGCACCAGCAAAGAAGCAAACAGCCCCTCAGGAAGACCTTGAGGGAGATGATATTCCTTTCTAATTTCGCCTGGAGTTACAATGACTTACACTGATAATCCTGCCGCAGAAAATGGTGATGTTGCATCCCGTGATAACGACATATGGGATGTGATGCACTATAAGACTGACCGTAAGGGCCGCACCAATTGGCTCAAGATTGGGCGTGCTTGGGCAAAGCCTGAAACAGACAACATCACCATGAAGTTGTTTGCCCTGCCTATCCCAAATGCTGACGGGGAAGTAATCCTGAACCTTGTGTTCAATGACGCGCGCAAGGCAGGATGAGCGGGCGGTTAGTCACTGACGAAATGATGGGGGAGGCGCTGGAATATCTGGCGACCTCCTCTGAACATATTGCAGCGGCCCGCGCTAACCGCATAAGGGCAGAGTTTAAGCGCAAACGTATACGCGCCAAGCTAATCCTAGAAAGTAATCAATCATCCGCCATAGCACGCGAGGCATGGGCGGAAGCACATCAACTGTATCACGAAGCCTGCGAGGAAGAGGTCAAAGCCGTAGAGGCTGATGAGTACGCCCGCGCAGAGCGTAACAAAGCAGATGCTATATTAGAGGCTTGGAGAACTGAGAATGCCAATCACAGAGCAGGCCAGAACTTCAGATAAACACGGACCCTTTGTAGCGTATGAAAGGGTTGGCGACAAAATACGCCAGAACAAAATCTGCGCCAAACTTGAGAAACTCTGGAACTTTCAGGCAAAGGACAACGGTGAAAAAGCCGTTATAGATTATAGCTGCTTCAGAGATGGTGAACTCATAGCCATCATGGAAATCAAAAGCAGATTTTGTCAAGTTGACGATTATAGCACGTATATGTGTACCACCAAGGACATAGATGAAGGCTTGGCGCTGTCCAAGGAATTTGGCGTTCCCTTTCTTCTTGTTGTTAAGTGGGATGACTTTTTCGCATACGTCAAGATTACGCGAAACGATTACCCATCACGCCCTTCCGGCCAGAAGAACAGGAATGACCCTAACGACTACATGGCAATGTGCTATCTTATCCCTACCAGCGAGTTTGTGGAGATAAAGCATGGCTGAGGACGTTGGCACCACCGCACGCGGCAATCTCTCGACACGCCGCAAGCTGGCAATCTGGGAGCGCGAGAAGGGCCTCTGCATGATGTGCGGTTGCCGCCTACAACCGGGCAATTTCATTTATGAGCATGTCCGCGCGCTAGAACTGGGCGGAACTGACGAAGACGATAATATACGCCTGACTTGTTTACCCTGCGCAGGGGAGAAGACCCGTGATGACCATAGGCGTACAGCCAAGGCCAAGCGTGTGAAAGTAAAGCATTTGGGCCTCAAGAAAAGCAAGAACCCCCTGCCGGGTAGCAAGGGGTCCAAGTGGAAAAAGAAGATGGACGGTAGCGTTGTAGAGAGGTGATTACCTCACGCCGTAGACTTTTACAGAACCAGCAGTAAATGCGGAGCTTGTCCCGGTACAGGTCACAGTCACTGTTGTTGAAGCGGTGGTGTAACGGGTACGGCCAAAAGAAATTTTGCCGCCCGGTGTAGTAATGTTTGCGAAGCTAATTCCATAAGTTGTGGACAAGTTCTCGTATCCCCAACTCATGACAACGCCATTTTCTAGGTTAATATGCGTCTCGCCGTTAACAAAATACGTACTACCGGCAACAGGGCCGCTGAAAAGATTATAGTTTGAGGTTCCATCGTTCAGATTGAAAACTGCGGCTGTATTGTTGCCTGTGATGCCAATCCAAACCAGAATAAGCTTCTTGTATGTTGTCAGCGTAAGCGCGCTCAAGGACTGCGTTGTTCCGCTGGCGGTTGAGATGCTGCCCAGAAGCGTCATGCTTTCTGCAAACGCCCACGTAGGATTAGCAGCAGGGCCAGCAGTACGCAGAACCTGACCAGCAGTACCAGCAGGCAGGCGTTCCCAAGCCGTCACGCCACGATAGATGACATCCCCATGAGACTGGCCTGCGAAATTGATTACATCGCCATTAACGTTACCCCACGTAGAAGCCGCTCCAGAGCCTCCAGACAGGAGAACCTGATTTGCGCTACCGTATGAGCCATTATTGACTGCAATGGCTCCAGCGGAGTTTACAATGAGATTGTCGCGGAACGTATTGGGTGTTGTGCTGGAAATGTCAGCGGGGGCCGTCCTGACCACAAACCGCCCGGACCCGCCTGTGCCCGTACCGTTGCCCGCCTGAAAAATGGTGTCCGTACCAACAACATTGGCACCCGTCTTGTTGGCCCCGCGCATCGTGTTGCCCGTAGCAGAACCAGTGCCATCATTGTTACCAAGAATGATCGTGCCGCCAAGAGTAGCGGTCCTGCCTGTTCCTACGTTGATACCAACAGAGGTGCCAGTACCGTTGGGGGCAAAAAGATTATCAAGAATGGTGAAGTTACTGTTGAGCGGGTTCCCCCAATTTGTCTCAACGTTAACTACGGGCTGTGCAAGACCAATATTAGGAGTGGCCATTATGTCCTCTTTGCAAGATCAAGAGCGGTTGCAATTGCGTCATCAGGCAAGGATAGCATGTTAGCCGTCTTCTGGGAAAGAAGAGCGCGGACACGCTTGACCTCTGCGCTGATGGGGTTGGACTTGATGCGGCCACCAGACTTGCGCGCCACGCGGCCACCAGACGATTGACCAGTTGGCAAATCACCCCCCGGAACATCAAGCTGAAGAATGTCACCAACTGTTGGTTTTCTAGGACCCTGTTCCTCTTGAGTTTCCGGTCCTTTCCCGCTGATGGAGGAAGCCTTTAATGCCTCACCTGAAGGTGTCCCAATCCCCTCCAAGGCATAAGAAAACCTCGTTAAATATTTATTAAGCGTTTTAGGTGGGATGGAATTAAGAGCAGCAATAGATGCCGGGTCTTGACTAGCCAATGCGTCAACAATCCTGCTAGCAACGGCACGCTCAAATTTATTGTGAAGCATCCCCGCAGCCTTATAAAGCGCGGCAATTCCTGCCGTTCCTGCAATGGCAGCCCCAGAAATAAGGGTTTCTGGCGTTAGATGTGAAGCAGAAATCAACTTTGTGATGGCTGGCGCATTTTGCATTAAATATGTACCAGCGCCGCCACCAACGCCACCTAAAAGAGCAATTTTAGCACCACTAGCGGCTGCCCCCTTTGCGGCTACAGGTTCAGCAGCAACATCAAATGGTTTTGCCCTATTTACAATATTCTGGATGTTTACTTGATTTGATAGGCGGTAATATGTTTCATCACCAAGCGCATTAAACAGCCTGTCGCTAATGGCTGGATTTGATCCATCAAAATAAGAAACAACCTTGTTGAAGCCCGCGTTTGTGCCAACCGGCTTCAGAGATTCTTCTTTTACTTTTGACAGGATGCCTTCCCTAAATCTCCGCAATTGGTCAGGAGAATAGGAATTGATTGCGTTTGTAATCTCAGATGCTTTTAGTCCATTGGACACAGACAAATAATTATACCCAGCCTCTAATGCGTCCTTTCCGCCAAATACTTCAGAAGCCTCATCTCTAATCATCTTATACGAAGAGCTACCGTCAGGAAGCCTAGCAGCCAAACGATCCAATTCATTTCTAAATGCGTCTCTTGCGCTTTTAAGCGCATCCGCATTTATCGTGTCTCCATTTTCATATAGAACATTGGTTTCGTCGCGCAGTTTGCGGTAAACGTTGTCTAGGTATTCAAGCGATGGAAGATCGTTAGCAGAAATGGAAATGTTTCCGCGCCTATCAAGCAACTGAGGGGGCGTCATTTGCTTGTTTGCCCAAGCCTGATTAACCTCTTTAACAATATTCTTAAATACAGGGCGGCTTTGCATTATGCGCTGGAGATCAATAGACATAATGCGAGAGTTTTCAGGAATTGACATGACCGCCGTGTAATTGGGGTCATTTGTGTCCTTGATAGCCTTTTTTACGGCTTGAAGTTCGTCGCCAACAGAAAGATTTTTCCCGGCAATTTCGTCAATTGTAGAGCTTACAGCGATACCACTATCATTGCGGCGAAGCGCCTGCCTTTGCTGCAAGTCTAAAGCTGCGCTTCTGGCTTCCTCAGATTTGGAGGCGGCATCCTCCAAAAGCTTTCTTGTCGCGGGGCCACCAGACAGATCATAGCCAGATGTAAAAACTCCTTCATCAGAAAGAGTTCCTAAGTATTCTGGTGTTGCCCCCGGAAGAGGCTGCGGTCTGCGTGTCCCGCCAGTTGTAGGGTCAATCCCGCGCGCCTTTCCAGTTTCAATATCAGTCTGGATAGCTGACCTTATACGCCTTGAAGCCGCCTTTTCAGGGAGACCAGTAACGGGCTTGATAGACTGGGGTATAGTATACAACCCAACTGTTGATAGACCACCCTTCACAGCCTCCTCTGTTGGGCGTCCAGTTTCATCAAACAATTGAATTTGCCCAGAGGCCGCTTTTCCGGGGAACAAAAAACCTTCTTTTGCCGTTTCAGCGGCCCCAGAAGCAATATCAGATATACCAATATTGCCTTTCCCGCCTAAAGCAGTTGGCAAAAATCCAGTTGCAATATCTTTAACATTGGAAGCCACATCGCCAGCCCAATCTGACCAAGGCTGTTCACTGTATGCCTTCTCTTGCGCGTACTTACGTGCGGCTTCTATTTCTTCAGGAAACCCAACCCCCTGACCAGAAACTGTTAAAGGCTGATCTGCCACAACATTGTCTGGCACTTCCTGACCATACCCAAGGTCCTTAAGGGTCCGTGGCTTTTGGTTATTTTCCATTTTACTCAACCTCAGTAAAGAAGCCGTCTTCTTCAATACCAGTGTAAACCTTAGTGGTGCCATCTGGCATAACATATTTATAACCAACCTTCAGGCTGTCTAAAGGCGTGTCCGGTCCAATCTCGCCCTTTACAGGGGTGTTTTTAATTCCCTCCTGCACATATTCAGAAAGTTTGTAATTTTCGCCAAAATTCTGCTGCCATTCACGAACGTCAACAGATTTGATTTTGTCAATTCCGCCGCGCTCAATAACAAATTTATTCCACTCTTCAGCTTTTTTCTGATCGTGCATAAGCTTTCCATAAACCGCGCCAACAATTCTGCGGTTTGCGGCGGCAATGTTTTCAACGCTGCCCGTGCCAGTAGCCACAAGCTGAAGATCAGCATTAGAGATTTGAGGACCAATTTTGTCTTTCATGCCGCTATCAAGAATAGACTGGGCAAAATACTTCATTGCAGTTTGTATGTCAGCCGCTTCTGCCAGTTGTTCTGGCGTTGCCAAACCAAATGTGTTCAGGGCACTTATCAAGTCAGCCTTGATAGATGCAAATTTGCCAGTCTCAGCCCTAGAAAGACTTTCCCTAAGACCCTCAGAGATCATTTTCCTTGAAGAAAGGCTAGACTGAATTTCAGAAATGCCGCTGTCAAATTTGCTGACGTTTTCAACGTCTAGGCCAATTGCCTTTTCAGTGCGAATTTTCTGCTCTTGCCCCGGAAATGTTACTGTTCCAGATGGGATTGGAATACCACCGTCTTGATATTGTTTTGTCAAATCAATTGCTTGACGGGACGCGCTTAAGTAATCCTCCATTGTTTGGGCATTCTGAGCCATGCCAACCCAGAAATTAGGATTAAGCTCATCAGGCAATTGAGAATACAAATCATCAAGCTCAGGATTTCCAGTAGATGCAGTCGTGCCGGAAGGAGCAGGTATCTCCTCAAGCGCGCCCTCCGTTGTAGCGGCAGATGGTTTCTCAGAAACAGGAAGTGTCTCACCAATACTCCCACTTGCAGCAGGAGGGCGGGCTGAAATATTAGGAGTGAGGCCCGGAGCGCGGACAACACCAGCGGGACCCTGCGGAGGATAAGCAGCTTCAATAAGCCTGCGATATTCTTCAGGCAAAGGCTTTCCGGGGTTTCTGGAAATCCAAAACTTAATCTGAGGAAGCGTTTGGAAGTAAAGTTGACGCGCTTGGCTTAGGGCGGCAGTTTCAGCAGTCATGCGTCCAGTTTCAGCTTCATAAGCCTGACGGCCAATGTCAGCCTTCTGCTTGGCAAGTTCACGCTCCTGCGCAAGGGCGTTGTAATAGGTCTGCATACCCACCTTGCCTGCCTCGCCAATATTCACGCCCATAAAGGGAGAACGTCCCGCGAGCATCGCAAAGCTGGCGTTCATTACCGCCGCACGGGCCGCAGGAGAAAGGCGGCGACCCATGATGGTTTCGACCAGACTGGGGTTTTCTTCACTGGCAAAAATCTTGCTAATATCAAACCGGGAGCGAGGTTCCTCAGGCATCACCGCTTCAGTATCCGCCATAGGTTCGATTTGTGCGCCAGCCACGCCTGACTGACCAGAACCCATAGCAAGATAATCAGAAAGACTTGTCCCATTTGCATCAGAGGGATTGTAACGCCCACCACTGTTGAGGAATTTCTGAAGACCATTTTTGCCGCCAAGATGGGCAACATTGACCATGCCTTCCCGCGTTACAGGAATGCCGTTGATAGATTTCCCTTCAAAAGCAGCAAGTCCACTTTTATCAATGAAATTGTTAATATCGCTAAAATGCCAAGCTTCAGCATCTTCCTGAACGCGCGGATTGGCACGAAATTCTTCCGGCCCCATTTCAACGGGGATTACGCCAGCGCGCTTTGCATCTTCAAGGCGATCAGGCCCAAATTGGGCGCGGCCAACATATCCCTGCTCATTGCGCGCCCCAAAATCGCCACCGCTCTCGCGCCGCAGAAGGCGGCTAGGCGGCTCATATGCTTCAGCCGCAGAAAGCCCTTTAGCTTCTTCCATGGCGTCTTCCATAGTAGGCTCACCGCCCATGAAGTAGCCATTACGACCAACTACACCGCCAGAAGCAAATTTAGAGTATTCAGGATACTCGTCTTCAAAACGGGAGGAATATTTTGCATCTTCTAAATCACCCAAAAAGCCCAAAGCAGACTTCTCAGGACGCTCAAGGTAAACGCCAATCTTATTGGCAAGCGCCTTTAAGCCACCAATCTGCTCCTCTGTGAGGGGCATCGTGTTTTTCCAGTCTTCTGCAAGGCCCTTGTCTTCAAAGGGAGGCGGTGCCTTGGGGATGCTATTAGATTGGGATTGGATTTTGCCCTCAGGCACATACCCACTGCTGGCGTAAGGATAGAACGAGGGACCGCCGCTGCCGCCAGTGGCAAACGCTTGACGCTGCATGTCAGGCGTCACCAACCCGCCCATGCTTGCGGCCTTGTCTGTGGCGTCCTTGTAGTCCACCATTTTGAGGCCCTTAACGTCTGTCACCGCCCCCGGTTCGCGCGTTTCAACTTCCTGCGCCAGAAGGCCAATTTGCGTCTTAGGGTCACCCTTAAAGTTATAGCGATAGATGGTCTGACCGTCATTCAGCGTGCCAACCGCTTCAATGTTTTCCTTCATCCGCTTGTCTGAGAAGATAGACCCAATAGCGCCAATAGCGCCAAGGGCCTGTGATCCCCAAGACGGACCCGGAGTAGTCGTGCTGGATGTACCGCCCGCGCCAGCGCCAAGCCCCTGCGCGATGTTAGCAAAGAACTGGGCCTGCTGATACGGATATGCCTGACGCTGCATCCACTGTTCATACGCCGCCTGTAGCTGCGCCTGATCCGTAGCTTGCTGTTGCGCGCCAGCCGCCATCTGAGCCTGTGCGCCCTGTAGGACTGATCCCTGAGCGCCCACACCCAGACCAGCCAACTGCTGGCCCATAGCGCCATAATTCTGGGCCTGCTGGCCAGCCAACTGCATGGCCTGTCCATAGCCCTGATTGTAAATATTACCCATGGTCTGGCCCAATGCCAGATTTTGCTGACGGGCCATTTCCGCCTGAGCAATACCGCTTCTGTCGCCGCCAAATGCGCCAGCCTGAATAGCGCCGCTCTTGAGGCCAGAACGCTGCTGACCTGAGCTTTCCATAAGATTGGCCATCGTGTTGGATGCAACATCCTGAACGTATGGCGAGTAGAACTGCTGATACAGTTCAGGCGTGATGCCCTGCGCGGCCCTGCGCGTTAGATCAATACCTTGCGAGATGGCAGGCAGGGCCATACCCTGAGCGGCGTTAATATTAGCCAGTCCCTGCTGTTGAGAAGGCGTGAAGCCAGCAACCAACTGCCCGGTGTACGCCTCGTAAGGCGAAGCAGTAGCCTGAGTAGCCATATCAATGGACTTTTTATACGCCGCCCGGAACTCAGGCGGGAGGCTAAAACTCTGCTTGGTTGTCGTGCTGCCCTTGCTGCCCACGCCAGTCTCCTATTAGTTCAAAATTTCCTGATCTGGCACTGTTCCTGTCTTAATACCGTACAGGAAAAATGCGCCAGCAGGAGCGCCAAATTGACGTTCGTATAGCCGCGTCTTAGCGTCAGTGCGGGAATTGCTGAGGATGCCAATCATTAGGGGCAATTCAAGTTCCTCGCTCACCTTCTTTGCGAACTCAACCAGTTTGCGCGCCCTGCCCCCCTTGGCTGCGCGGTATTCAGGATGCACGTAAACACACATTTCTTCAAGAAACATGGCGTCTGAATACCAATACTCTGAAATCCTTAAAAGAACCAGACCCTCAATGTGGTCCTTATCTCCAATTACGCCGCAAATGCCGCCATGCTGATGAAGGGAAGGGCGCACCATGCCGCGCACCTTTTCCTCGTTCATCTTAAACACACCGTTTTCTTTGTTAACAAGACGGGCAAGATACATGATGCCCTCTTCGTCTTCAGGCTTGGCAATGCGAACATTAACTTCCGTCATGCGACTACTCTCCCTAATCGCGCTTGGGCGGGGCCAATTTCTGTAGCGTCTTAATGGTGCTGGCCCGCTCACTCAGCACCCAATCGTCCAAAGCCTTGTGACCTGCGTCAAGGTCACCATTGCCAAACCCAACCACCGCTGACGGGGGAACTACGTATTCGCCACCAGCCGCCACAATTGCCACCGGGGTTTCATTTTCGCCTACTTCGCCGCCAGCAGCGCGCTGCTTGACCATGTAATCAATAATCTCAAAACCATGCTCTGTGTTGCCCTCGCCAATGGCAGACACAATGTCAGCAGGGACAACGTAGGAACCGGATGGAACGTGCATAGGCAGGTGATCAGTCCTGCCCGCCACAGGTGCCTTGATGGGGCCTACATGAAGCTTTGAAGCCCCACCAATAGGCGTGACAGGCTCAGGCGTTTTCTTGGCAAGGGCAAGAGCCTTGGAAATAGACTTGTCACCCTTGGCTGGCTTCAGTCCCATGTCACGCCTCTGAGTATGTCAAGTTGACCATAGATGTCGCGGCTGGCTTTATCACAAGACCATTCACGAAGGGAATGTTAACCTGAGTGATGCCAATGGTAGATGGAATGGGGAAAATTACATTCCCCGCATTTGCGTCAGCCACATTGTCAACATCGTGGATAGTTCCACCCGCAGCGGCAGCAGTCACAACCACATTAACAAGCCTGCCGGGGCCAACATAAACCAGAGCATCCTCATTTGCGCCAAGGAAGGTCTGCGTGCCCACAAAGCTCTGGTAAATTGCCCGGAAGTTTTCCAATGCAGCCGTCAGCGCGTTAAGAGCAATTACGCCATTCTTTTGTACGGTTACAACGTCATCAATATTGGCCATGTCTTACCTCAATATTTTCCGTCAGGCTGGAAGCGGTATCGCATTGCACCAATTCTCCAGAAGCTTCCACTGTCAGTGCTGGATACGCCAATGGCAACAAGCCTTCCGCGCATACGAACGCTGAGATACTGGGTGTTCTGGGTAACAGTGTAAGGCCCATACTGGATAGGCGTGTCTCCGGGGTAATTTGTAACGAAGAACGTAATCTTAACTTGCGCCGTTTTGTTTTCGTCTACAAAACCCCACTTCATGTCAGGCCAAACCTGATCAATGAAGATCATATTGTCGCCTTCTGACAGGGCCGCGTAGCCAGTCGTGAAACCAGACTCCATAGGCTGGCCAGCGGCGTCATTGGATGTTTCGTGCTGGTAGATGAAGAACCCGCCAGTTTGGCCTACAACGCTGGTGTTTGCAGCGGCACCAATGGGAGGGCCAAAAACAGACTGATCTATCCAAGCTGTGCGGCCAACAAGAACATTAGGGCTATCAGGATGCTGATACCCATAATCCCATTGGTTAAGCGCAACGTTGTATTTGACATAGGCGTTAACCTCCCCTGTCCCAATCTGCTGGGTATCAAGAGATAGCCCGGTTGCCGGGTCAATGTCATTCGTATAGTGCGCCGGGAAATACCACGTAATCTCGTTGTACTGGCTATTAGGCGCACACCTAATGCGATCTGTATAAGGGTTGCCATTGGCGTCCACGCCGGGGAACAGGTTTTGGAAGACCTGATCCCACACAGGGCATGGGATAACCTCCACGCCATTGCCGCCAAATCTGAAGAATTGCTTCTGGCTCATCCAGTAAACAACGCCGCCCATCTGGCCAGCAGCCTTTTGGGCAATCAATCCGGCGTTCGCGCCAATCTTGTTAAAGCCGTAGATGAACGGCTGGCCAATGTACTGCATAGACCACAGGTCAAGGTCAGTCCAAAGCAGGCCCTGCTGCGGCCCCTGCAAGCCGCCTACGATGCGTGATCCGGTTGGGATGCGGTAACTGCCAGCCTGATTGGTGGCTGTGCCTTCCCATGTCGTAAAGTCCTCCAAATCGCACCAGCGGACCAAAAGAGGGTCTTGGATGGAGCCAAATGAAGAGCCATAGGCGATGACCTGCCGCTGGGGCATGGCGATAAATGCGCCAGTATTGTAAATGGGCGCATTGGGCATATAGCCAAGGTTCTGTACCCCGCCGCCAACAGGCTGCCAGTAATACAACGCGCCATCCTTGGGGCAGGCGACAAGGATAGAACCCCAGTTATCAAGGCTCCAATCTATCCCCTCAACCGGGGTGCCAATGCTGGGGGTTGGGGGGACATTCTGGCCGCTGCTGTAAATACCGCCGCCATATACGCCAACACCGCCACCGCCATAAAGGTAGTTGTCGCCCTGAGAAGCAGTGACAAGGCTGATAAATGTCTCAGCACGTAGCAACCCGCCATTTTCATACGCGCTGGCTGATGATGTTGCGTTGATGTTATTGTTAATTTCAAACTGGTCCGCACCAAGAGTACGTGTGACCGTGTAAAGACCAGAAATAGTGACGCCGCCAACGGTTGTGGCTATTGGCGCATTAAATGTATCACCAACGACAAACCCGTGATTTTTCAGCGTAACCGTAATGACGGATTGGCCGGAAACAGTCGTAAATTGCGGCGGCAGGCCACCAAGCGTCACAGCGGGGACAACATTACCGCCATAGCTTGTAGCCGCAGTTGAAGTGCCGGTTTGCGTGTAAACGACAGTTGTTGGCGTAACTGAGGAAATCGTAAATGTCCCGTCAAAGGAACTATCGTTTACGCCATCTACATAAATAGACTGACCCGCGTAAAACGTGTGGCCTTGCGAAAAATTAATAGTGACTGTTCTGTTAAGACCCGCAGTGATTGCTGATATTTTGGAAATTGGGTTGCTGAGGCCCGGAACCTCAAACGTTACGAAATTAGCGCCAGTAGAAAGAATGTCGTAGGGGCCAAGAAGGTTAACATTGCCTACGTTAATAATGGTTGGAAAGAAAATATAAGATGAAGAGCTAGGAACGATAGGCATGTAAAAACTAACAGAATTGGAACCCGGAGTTGTTGTAAAACCATATGTTCCGGTAGCAACATTCTGCGTCAGAATATTAGGCGTAATATCTGAAATACTGCCAGTCTCTTGATTGTAGACCTGAACGCCAACAGTCCCTTCGCCACCAATAGCCAGATAATTAGTGTATTCCAGATCACTCCACGCCTTCAGTGCCCGGATAGGCGCAGAAAACGAACCGGAAATAAAACCAGTCCAGCCGCCTATTTTCTGGATTAGGCCAATGCCTGTACGGTCTGGGATAAACCGCACAAGATCAGTGTATGAAACCGCAGCTTCATTCAGCGTTGGCGTCTTATTGGTATCGACGCCCGGAACCAGACGAAGTGTTGCGTGAGGCATACTTTATCCCCTGCCCGGTGTAGCAACAGGAGACGGAGACATAGAAGACCAGCCACTGGCCGCGAACTTTTTGCGATATTCCTCAACAGTCGCACCGCGCAGGAGCGCCTGATACTGGCTCTCATATGACTGCGCCATCTGAGGGTCATCGCTCTGACGGCCAAAGTTGCGTTGGTAGCCGCTGATGAAGATCATGGATGCCATCAGGAACAAATCAGGCAGATACTGAGAGATAAACGTAACTGTGTTCGTTTCAGAAAGCGTTGGGGGCCTGACGGTCCCAACAACTTCAAGCTGATACGTTAGGTCAGGCCAAGGGCCAAGAAAGAATGAACGCTCATCCAGCATGGCGAAATACTGGGGCACGCTGGCGTTTGTGACGCTGGGCCAAGCATACTGGATGTATTCTTTTGATACCGGCAACAGGGGGTTACGAACGCCATTATCTGGGTCTATCGTACCCGGAGGTGTTAAAACGTTAATATTCTGAATTGTAACAAATGTCCCAGCAGGTAGCGTAACTTTTGACTTTTGCGCAGTCGCGGGGAATATTGAAGAAGAAACCGTAGAGAGGAGGTCAAGGTCCCTGTAAATGCGGAGTTCTGCATAATCAATTGTGCTGGGAAGGATTGCCAGCCAATTAGGATCAGTGTCAGGAACAACTGAAAGAGTAGCAAGAGAACTCTTGTATGTGGCGTATGTCAAACCCGGCATTTCACGCCTCTTTAACTTGTTTTACGGGTTTTATCACGGCTTATCGCGTTTGCGAAGCCTCTGATTATCGCTTGCAACGTTTTCTAATATAATCCCATTCGCCACCAGAGCGCAGGCACCGTTGCATCTCCGCTTCTTTTTCAGGCGGGAGCCTTTTTAACAAATATGGCAACGCGGCTTTTATACCAGCCTGAACCGCCACAGTGGCGATGCCCCACCAAAAACTAGGACGTTGGGCAACGAGAAAACCCGCCGCGCCAACGCCCAGTAAAACCATTCCAATCGCGGCTATTTCTAGCCAGTTCATGCCTTAGGCTTGTTGGGCACGAAATAGGTCACAGCGGATGTGAGAACCGCGCCAAGGACCACAGAAACGCCTTCTACAAGGGTGGGAGAAGCCCAATCCGTAGACACGCCAAACATGCCCACAAGGGCGAGAAAGCTGGTAAGGAAGGCGGCAACCGCCTTATGCGCTGTCATCTGCACGATATTCTCCTTTTGTTACGCCGGGTATTTATTGCGGGGCAATTCGTAATGCGGGCCGTCTCTAAAAGAAACCCAGTCACCGCCCCAGACAATTGGGATTTTTTCTGCTTTAGCCGCAGCCTTCATGGCTTTGGACAACTTAACGTATAGGGGCCAATCCCACCTAACCTGACCCTTAATAGAGCAGGCCAGATCAACCGCGTGACCTGTCAGATGCCTAGACTTGAGTGTTCTGGATGCGCCCTTTTTATAGAGCAGGCGCTGCTCTTCCATGGTGCGGAGGCCCTGAGTAACGATAAATCCCGCCTCTTTGTCCTTCCAATCCCTAGCGCAGCGGCGCACAACGCGGACCAGATCAGGATGAACGCCACGCAGGCGTGCTTCAGATATGCTATTGAGGTTCACTTTCTTAGCGCAGCCTCTATGCTGTCTAGCTTCGCCATAATAGCGCGGCTAGTTTCGCGGATTTCCTTAATTTCGCGGTCATGGGCTAGCGTAGCTGCTTGAGTAGCAGCTTCAAGAACAGCAATTGCTGTCTCATGCTTCTGTTGCTTCTGGTATATCCACAGCACGAAAGCACCCACTGGAGCAACAATCCATTGCAATATTACTCCTAAAACTTGCAATGCACTAGCTTCCATTTCCGCCTCTAAAGATGCACTCTCCAGTACGTAATGGCTAGCCTAAAATGCGCTCAAGTTGAAGCTATTTTTGCATCCCAGAGGTGCGGCCTTCATACCAACCATCCCCCCAAAGATGTAACAATCTCGTGAAGTAGTTTTCATATTTTTCGCCAATTGTTTCTAAGGAGTACCTAAAAACTGCCCTGTCGCGGATTAAATGAGGGTCAAGATTTTTAACTTCCAGAGCGGCGCGTTTAAATTCACCAAATGTATGGCACCTGAATCCCGTAACCCCATCAACTACAGTTTCAGTAAACGCCCCCCAGTCAGTCGTGATTACTGGGGTTCCGCAAGCCTGAGCCTCAATGTTAACATTGCCAAAAGGCTCAACGTATATGGTGGGCACAAATACTGCCCTTGCGCCAGCCATCAGACGCCCGCGCTCTTCAGGGCCTACAACGCCGCGATAATCACAATTGTCTGGCGGGTCTCCCTGACCGCACACAACCAAACGAGCGCCCAAATCATCACAAACCTGACTGGCTATCATAAAACCCTTACGGTCTATAAGACGCCCAATAAACATATAATAATCGTCTTTTTCAGCTTGGAATGGGAACGCATTGGGGTCAAGGTAACCGGGGATTACAGCATCCCACCAACTTCCGTCAGAACTAAATGGATTGCCATTTGAAGCCGCCCCATAAATCATGTGCATCCAAGCATAGCTCTCAAACACACGATAACGGGAAAATGTCCCAACGTAGCCAACGCCAAATTCTACAGTCATATTTGCCGGGAATGCGTCAGCAATTTGCTTTTGGCAAAGTCCAGCAATTACGCAAATAAAGTCCTTGGATTGTATGCGCTTACCCATTTCAGAAATAGTTTTGTTGTTAAAAACAACCCATCCTTCTGAGGAGTAGTCCCAATTTGATTTAAGATTTTGCGGGGTATTGTCTTCACCCCCACAATAGGTAATTCTTTCCTGCTCCGTAAGGCAGGCGATATGCTCATCACATGGAGCATCATTTTTTTCGCCGCTATACAAAAAAACTGTATGACCGCGATCTTTCATCATTTTGCAAAAATTAACCACCTTCATTGTGTAGGCACAAGAAGAATAGTTATTCGTCGTATGAGTGTGCGGCAAAGCACAAACGTGGAATCTCATTTACCCGCCTCCCAACGGTTAAATTTATACGGCTATGCTTCCCTCAAGCTCAGGCTGCTGCATGAGCCAAGAATAACACTTGGCAATGAAGTCATCACCAGATTGCGCTTCAATGTCAGACAAGGGCGCAGAAAACCTTTTGCTGTCTATGTCGCGCGTTTCCTCCTCCGGGGGCGGCGCGGCATACCCAAGAATGTCAATAATCACGCTGTGCTTATGACCCTGAAACCACGGCCTGCGTGAAATTTCCGTGCGGAAAATACGGAAATACGCAGACGGAAACCCAACGCCATAAGAGGACGATAAAACGTCAACCTGAATAGCCATTTCATTCTCCTTTTAAGCAGCAACTTCGCTGGTCAAAACTGTAGCAACCCACCTGACGGTTTGTCCAGCACCACCAGTCCCAGTTATTGTTAGTGCACCATTTGTTGTGTCAGCAGAAAGCGCCAATGTCCAGCCGGGGGTGTTATCAATTACGGTAACAGTGGATGCCACAAGGACTGTAGATGCGGCAGTGGTTTCTCGCCGGATCAAACCCTTGATTTCCCAAGCAGCAGATGCAGTACCAGAGGCTGGCGCAACTCTTGCCACTACCGTTCCAGTAAAGGCAAAGGCACCACCATTTTGAAGCGTTGGCTGACCTTGTGCTAAGGTACCGGGGCCAGAGTTGCCATTTGCAGAGCTAAGATTTCCGGGCGTAGTACCACTTGTAGACACCCGCATAACCATAAGGCCAAACTGGCTGTCCCCGGCTCCCCCAAAGCGATTGCTGGATAGAGCAAATTTGCCCCATTTATCTGCGCTTGCGCCAGTTCCCATCGCAATAGCAAAGCGTTCAGTGGCAAGCGAAGCGTTGCCAAGAACAAACGTCGCTTGCCCGGTACACTGAGATGTACCAAGATAGTAATCTGTATATGCGGAAATAGCCGCTGTATTATTCGCGGTTCCAAAAATGGCAACAGAGTATTGTCCGTTTGCGGTGCCATAAAGAGCACCCGCCCCCAGAGCGGTTGCATTCCCGCTTAATGCAAAACTGTCAGTAGCACTGGCTGTTCCAGATATTGCAAAACTATTAGTGCCTGAGGCAACGGCGCGAACGTTAGAGGCGCTGTTTTCAGCATAACGGCGCATAGTTTTTTTGCCGCCAGTTTGCCAGTTAGTTCCATCGCAAACAATTTGTGTGCCTTCGCTTCGACGTAAAATTATGGTGGTTGAACCATCAATTGTTTCAGAACCGTCAGGGTCAATCGTAATCGCGCCAGTGCCTGTGTTCCAAATCCAACAATTAAAACCAGAGCCAAGAGTTGCAGCGGCTGTAAGTGAAACAGTAAACGAATTAGCGGTACAATTAATGACTGTACCAAGATCACCAGCGACAACTGTGTAAGCCGCCGTTTTACCGGAAAGCGTGTACGTAGACGATCCACCGGGGCCAGTCGCCCCAGTTACGCCTGTGGCACCTGTCGCGCCAGTAGCACCCGCCACTCCCGTAGCGCCTGTGACGCCAGTAGCCCCCTCAGGGCCTGTCGCACCTGTAGGTCCAGTGGCACCCGTGACACCTGTAGCACCAGCAGGGCCTGTTGCACCAGTGACGCCAGTTGCCCCGTCAACACCAGCGACACCAGTTGCACCTGTGACGCCGGTTGCCCCTGTAACACCCTGCGGACCAGTTGCGCCTGTAACGCCAGTCGCGCCTGTAGTGCCCTGTACGCCAGTGGCCCCGGTTACGCCTTGAGGCCCTGTAGCTCCCGTAACACCTGTAGCTCCTGTGATGCCCTGAGGGCCAGTAGCACCAGTTACACCTTGCGGCCCAGTTGCTCCCGTCACGCCCGTAGCGCCGGTAACACCCGTGGCCCCAGTGATGCCGGTTGCGCCTGTTACGCCGGTAGCCCCGGTTACTCCCTGAGGGCCGGTTGCGCCCGTTATGCCCTGAGGCCCAGTGGCACCAGTCACCCCAGTTGCGCCTGTTACGCCAGTAGCGCCGTCAATTCCTGTAGGGCCGGTAGCACCAGTGACGCCTGTTGCACCCGTGACACCCTGAGGACCAGTCGCCCCGGTGACGCCTTGAGGCCCGGTTGCGCCAGTCACACCTGTCGCGCCAGTTACCCCCTGTACGCCAGTAGCCCCGGTGACACCAGTCGCGCCTGTTACGCCGGTTGCACCGGCAGGCCCAGTAGGCCCTACAACACCAGTCGCGCCTGTTACGCCAGTCGCGCCCGTGACACCCGTAGCGCCATCAATCCCAGTAGGACCAGTTGCCCCCGTAACGCCGGTTGCACCAGTGATGCCTTGAGGACCCGTAGCACCCGTAATTCCTGTAGCCCCAGAAGGCCCAGTGACACCCGTTGCGCCAACAGGCCCTTGAACACCAGTCGCCCCCGTAGGACCTAGCTGAGTATACATGACCTGAGTGGCGGTCAGAATAACGCTAGGTGTTTCAGGCACAGACCCAGACGCCGCAATCTCATCAAGTGTCAGTTGATTGCTGGAAGCCCGCCAATAAACCTGAACTTTATCCCCGGCGTTAAGAGCCGTATCAACAAAATTAACAGTTCCTACAAGATAGCCCGGAGTCCCGCCAAGCTGCTTTGGAACTGTAAAGCGCGTATTGCTGTTGGGGTACGCAGACCCATTAAATACAAGCCAAACATCAGCAGTATGCTCTGCACTATCTGCGTTTGAGAACTGGAGAGAGAAAGTAAGGCTATATGTGCCGGGGTTCGCAAATGTTACTTCGCTGCCATTCTGGATAGAAACGCCATTGCTGCCACTTGTGGAATTGATGGTAATTGCCGCCCCCGCAGGACCAGTGGGGCCAGTTTGGTTGGTGGTGTCATAAAAACTTCCATAATAACCCAGAGCGCCGCCCGCACCTGTCGCGCCAACCGGCCCTGAGGCACCTGTCGCACCCGTTACACCAGTCGCGCCCTGCGGGCCTGTTGCACCAGTAATACCTGTGGGGCCAGAAACACCTGTCGCGCCGGTCACGCCAGTAGCGCCAATGATACCCGTAGCGCCTTGCGCGCCTGTAGCACCAACGGCCCCGGTTGGCCCCTGCACACCAGTAGCGCCTGTAGTGCCTGCGGGGCCTGTAGCGCCAGCAGGGCCAATTACGCCAGTCGCGCCCGTGGGGCCGTCAATACCCGTAGCACCGGCAGGACCAGTTGCACCTGTCGCGCCTGTGGGGCCTGCGATGCCTGTGGCACCAATACCAGTAGGCCCAGTCGCGCCCGTAATGCCGGTTGCGCCTGTAGCACCGGCTGCGCCTGTAGCACCTTCATCACCCTGCGTCCCCTGAGGACCAGTCGCCCCCGCAGGTCCTGTTGCGCCAGTGGGACCAGTAGCGCCTGTGGGGCCTGTCGCGCCAGCCGCCCCGGCCTGCAAAGCAGCTATCTGTGAAGTTGTAATGCGAACAGATACGCCAGCCTGAACAGCTTCAACCTGCTCTGTGCCGTTAAGCGCAATCGCTGAAGGTAGATTAGGTATCTGGACGTTGGACATTAACGCGATCCTGTCTTGAGAATTTTTGTTTTATTGTAAAAGAAACTTAGCTCTTCGTCATCCAAAGAGTTCCTAAGACAAAAACAAAAAAACCTGAAAATATTCATTACAAGTTACCCTCGCTAACCCACGTACCGGGGGTTCCTGACACGGTGCAAATCCACCCCTTAGGCTGGCCAATCGCGGGTGTAGAGTTAAACACCCTATCCCCCACCTTCCAAGTCCCGGTTGTAGGGGCTGCTGTTGCTGTAGTAAATGTATTTTGATTCAATTCAAAAGAACCAAATTTTGAAGGGTTGATCAGCCCCTGCTCACCAGCACAAAGCGAGAACTCATCGACATAAATTGTCGAAGACGTACCGCCAACGCCGACCCACCACAAGCCAAAATTCAAGGTTCCAGACGTTGTTGGACGATATGTAAGCGTGATGGTTACCCATCCCTGACCGGCAGTCACGCGATGCGCGCCAAACTCAGCCTGCCCAGCGACAACCGGAACGGCATATCCAGCGCCAACAATCTTGGCAATATAGCGTATTGTTAATGGTTGCCCAATCTGCGCAGCATTTACAGTAACGGATTGTACTAACTGAAATCCAGTGGTGGAGACGCACTGAAACATAAGCCCCTGACCAACTTCTGAAGCAGGAAAAGTTGGCGTATCCGCAGTCGAAATATTCCATCTGTAAATGCCAGCCTCAAAAGACGGATTTACCAGAAGGTTTTGCCCGGAAGCATAATCAGCGGCAAACTGAGCAGAATACCCCGTTGGTGGGTTTTCGTTCCAAATCTGGATCAGGTTCTGCTGAACTGTAATATTTGAGGACGCAGACAACCTGTATACGTCCGCAGCGCGCCTTGTAAGAAGATGCTCTATGTAGACAAAAGAATTAGCGTCATAATCAAAATAACCCTGCCAAGCTATGTCTTCTACGTTGGCGTTAAAGTTGTCGATATAGAGCCAAGATTTATTACGAAGCTTAATTTTACCTTTGGCGAGAGTTTCTCCACGACACAACCCACGCAAACGAACAGATGAATTATCAAGGTCTATAATGTAGCCGTTGGTATCAAACAATTCAGCCCAGAAGTTTTCAATTTCAGTATCAGCGGCGTAGGAAAACTTGATTGCGGTTTTGTTTACGCTTCCGTCAGCCTCAATCAAAATCCTCTTAAATATATTGCCGCCAGCAAAACCAGCGTTTGGAATACCGGAGCCGTCTACCCCAAACACATAAATATATGCTTCCGTGCCTGCGCCAGAATTGCCCTCTTTGGTAATTGACTCAATCCTGTTGAAATTACCCGTGAGTGCAAGGATTTGCTGAACTGGCCCGTAAGAGGTGATGTTGCTAATGATATTTGATTGGGCATATGTATTTGGGCTGCACAATGAAATGCCGTAAGTCGCCACAAAAACTAGATCACAAAACTGGCTAGACAACACATTGCCCGCTGTGGACTTAATAGCCCATACTGATCCTGTTGTATTAAAGCGGAAACCCTGAATAGCACCATAAATGTATATATTGTTAACATCAACGGTGGTTGGCTGGAAAATTGCATTTGTCAGCGAAGGACCGGCCTGCATAATAGTTGCTGACCCGCTGCCCTGAAGAATAATCCCGCTATATGTGGTAATGGTTGTATTGACCAAATACGTACCGGGCGGAAAATAAACTATGCCGCCCTTTTCAGGGAAAATACTATTGGCTGGCCTAAAAAATTCAATAGCCGCTTGAATTGCTGAGGAACTGTCAGAAACTCCTGTAGGATCAGCGCCAAAATCTAAGACGCTGACAACATCTCGCATTTTTGCCTGTGCTGTGCGCGCTACCGCACCAGCGCCTGCCTGCGTAAATGACGTATTTGTGGAGCTTCCAAGAGCGGAAAAATTATCATCAAGCTGGGAAAGGGGTAGGCTGCTGCCCGCAGGAGTTGTTGCGAAGGTATACGGAACAGTCATTATCCACCCCTTAAACGGTTGTTGTAGTCCAGTTTATACTCTGGGAATATTGATTTATCCAGCTTATTTCCCCGCCAGAACTGTTCTGCCAGCCTACCTGATAGATGTACGGAGGAGAAAGGGGACCAGTCTTGGGAACGTCAACATTGTTGTAGGGCAGTCCGGGGTCATCATTGCCGGGGGCATTAGGATCAGTGCCGGGGCGGAAGTTAAGGCCGCCCGGAGGCTCACCCGTCTGCTGGGTGACGCGGAAGTCATCGTTTTCAGTAATACGCCTTGTATTGCCGGGGATGGGAATGCCAGTCCGGGGGTCAATTGTGTCTTGACCAGACGTTGTGCGGTAATTGGTTTCTGCTTGCTGCCAGTTATTAACGCGCGGATTCTGCACGGGCACGGGGTCCGCAGGCAGGACAATAGCGCGAAGCTGCGTCTGGGGGATGTCGTTACAGCGGCGGCAAACTAGCTGGCGAAGGTTGACAAGCTTATTGCCAGACCATTGAAGCTGCCAGCGCAACTCAGAGTGGTTGTAAAGAAACCCGCAGTTATCGCAGATTGCAAATGCTTCTGGCGATCTTGAGTTAACCTTTGCGCGCCCATGTGCCCGCATTGCTAACTCCTAAAGTATCCGCCCACCATGGGGCTAATGTAGACAGAAACGTTTTCAGTGTCCTGATTGGCAGCGATTGTGTACGCCTCATCAGCCTCCTGTTTAAGCTGGGCGGTCAACTGCGGCTGCCAGAGGCGTGAAAGATAGTACGCCAGACCGTTGGCAAAAGCGTCAAGCCAGCGGTAGGGGACGTCAATAGTCTCTCCACCCGGAAGGTTGGCGTCACCAATCTGCGTCACCCGGTAATAGGTGATTGTTGTGGGGCTGCCAGAGCCATCAGGGACGGGCCAAATGGTGACCGTAGGGCTGATGAGGCGGTCAAACCAGAAGACCGTAGGAAAGCCTTGCTGCGCCTTATTGGGGTAGCTGGAGTATTCTGTGCGGCTGATGGGCACCATGATGCGATCAGTATTGGTAGTGCCGCTGGGGGTGCGGGCATACATATCCAAGATCATAATGGTGTCGCCGGGCACAGAGTAGGTAGACACTCCAGCCTGTACGGTGATTGTTTGGGTGTCCACCTTCCAGAGATTAACGCCCATGTTGCTCCAGCGAGAAAGCATCATGTTCATTGCCTGACGGGCGCTGTTCAGGTGTTCCTGAACAATGGATGTGGAGCGGACCTGACACAAATTGAAGGCATACAGCACAACCTCGCCAATAGACGGGTTGTAGCTATAGTTAATTGGGACAGGGGCCTCAGTCGCATGGTCAAAGATGCCAGTATCAAAGATACCAGTATCAAAGATGCCGTATACGCTCATTGCAAAATCCCCTTTCCCGCCCGGATCATTAAGCTAGCTCCATTTAGTATGCCGTTTCGTAGGATAGGGTCAACTTTAGCGTTTTATTAGAACCGGAAGGCATATCAGCCACATTCACAGTCGTACTGGATACGCCTGACCCAGAGGCCATGAAGAATATCTGCTGATTGGCTGTGTAGTCTATGGCCGGAACTATCTGGGTATATCCAGCTTTTGTAATACCGCTAAATTCTAAACTACCTTTCGACTGCGCCCCGACAGAAGTAGTCGCGTTAAAAGGAAGGCCCTGAATGCGCATGTATCCAGAGGCAGTGCTGTGAGTAAAAGTTGATGTGACAATATCTATGTCAACTACAATTCTATTTCCATCTTTTCTGTATCTTCCATACTGGGAAGAATAAACAACATTAAAATCTCCGGGTACTGTGGGCGAAAGTGTGGGGACAAATGTGCCCACAACAGTCCCAGATACTGCCAGATTGGTTCCTTCAAAAACAGTATTATCACGCAGGTATAGCTTGTTCGCATATGTACCAGCAGCAGGCGGATCATATGTGAAATTGCCAATGTAACAATTGTTGTAGCGAACACAGCCGTCACCATTGATAGTGGCAAGATAACCTGCGCCCGGCCCGCGAACATAGCAGCCAATAATGTTTACCTGCCCCACCCCAATAACATCAACAACGGTTTTGAGAAGATCGTACATCTCAATATAACCGCCGTGCAAAGTTATTTGCGCGTTATCTGTACGAATACCGGCAACAGAGAAACCTTCAAATGCGCAACCGTGCATACTAACTGCAACAGAAGCGCCGGGGAAATACGCTCCTATGGGAGCGTATGCAAAACTGCAATCATAGAACGAATTTGCATTTGATCCTTGGCCAATGTGCATATTGGCGACTGTCTGGTAATAGCAAATTACCTTGTCAAATGTGTTCCACAGAGAATACCCAAGGTTTTGTCCGTAAATCGCGTATTCACCGCCGTAAATGCGAAGACGCCTAAACATATTGTAGCTGGCGTTGGCCCTGAAGTTTATGGCCTTTCCTGTCGTATTGTTGGCCCCATTCGTATCAGATTTGTAGATTGAAATTTCTTCAAACCGCGCAAAATAATAGGTAAAAGATGAACCCCCACCAGTTATTTCGTCAGTAAATGTGTCCCCATTGAAAGATGCAGAAATTATAGTTCCTTCTGTGTTCTCCCCCACAACATTGCAATATGCTGGAATGGTAATTGTAGAGGTCACAAGATAAACGCCGCGCGGGAAATATACAGTTATGCCATATGTTGGTATGGCCATGACAACTTGTTTTGCCGCGTCAAAAGCGGCCTGAATAGCAGCAGTGTCGTTTGCAATGCCGTTGCCAACTGCGCCAAAATCTTTAACACTAAAGATTTCGCGCTCCTTGGACTGTACTGTCCGTGCTACCGCGCCAGTGCCAGCCTGAAGGAAGCCAATGCTATTAGAACCGCCAGACGCGGAAAGACCAAGGGTAGAAATCTGCGCAGCAGCGTTTGCATCATCCAAAAGTGCGCGCCCAGCCGCAGTGCAAATGATTTCTTCTACAACACCGGCCCCGGCAGTAGAGCGTCCAAGAATGCGATCTGTCGCCGTTACATTCTGAATTTTGGCGTAGGTAACAGCACTGTTTGTGATTTGCGTTGTATCAACGCTAGATAGTGTTGCAAGAGAACCCAGCCCCAGATTAGCACGCGCGCCAGCCGGGTCAGAGGCACCAGTGCCGCCATCTACAACAGCAAGGTCTGTAATACCAGTAATCGTGCCGCCAGTGATTGCTACGCCATTCGCGCTTTGGGTGGCAATGCTGCCAAGCCCCAAGGTGCTTCTCTGCTCAGAAGCATCCGCATCATCCAGTAGCGCCCTTCCAGCAGCCGTAAGATCAATCTCTTCAACAGGGCCAGAACCAGATGACGCACGCCCCAACAGCTTCTGAGAAGCCAGAGTAAGCGTATGCTCATCGTTCCACTGAGCCTTTCCAATCTGACCATTGCCAGCGTCTGTGCCGGTGGCGGTAACAAGGTGCTTAAGGCTAACAGTCATTTTGTTTCCTTACAATGAGCCAAAGGCTGTCAAATACCAAGTAGAGCCATTGTATTCAATGTCGCACCACTGGCCAACAGACAGTGACTTAAGGCCACCAACATCAATCGTAAATGCGCCAGTGGCAGATGTTGCTCTTACAATTCTGAAACGATCCCCATTAATGGCGTCTGTTCCTGAAAGCGTGTAAACAACATTTCCAGTTAGTGGGCCTGTGACATTAATTGTCCTTGCGCTACCGCCAACGGTCAACGTTTGATTAGCGGACGCGACATTTGCCATGCGCCCCGTCTGGATTCGCTCAGTGCCACTGGGCAAGTAGAAAGCGGCAAGACGCCCCAAAAGATAGTTTTTGCCGCCAGCACCATCTCTAGCAATTACAGTGGAACCCAAGGCATTATTAGTAAATGTGCCGGTTGATTGCTGATTGCCAATGTAAACGCCGCCAAATGTATTATCTAGTGTTACATCGCCTGCAAAAGAGCAATTGACTACATATGTCCCACCATAAATAGTCATGGGCGCGCCCAAATTTGCCCAACGAACATTTTGCACAAAAACAAGATTGCAATTTGCGTCTGTCTCTATACGCTTAAAAACACTGTTTGATATACTAACGTCTTGTCCACCATTCACCTGAACATATCCAAGCTCGCAAGTGCAATCAGATATTACGCGGAATGTCGCGCCGGTATCAGGGCCATTAATATGGATATATCTTGCGTCTGTTTGTCCTGCCCCCGGAGAAAAGCGGCACTCCGTAACTATCGCGCTTTCACCGGAATTTGCCGTAAACTCCACATGCGTGTCTGTGAAAGATGAAAAAATCACATTATTTATTACTGGGCGATAGCAAGACGCTCCACCAGAACAAACAACACCTTTCCCAGTATATGTTCCATGATTTCCATCAAACGAAATATCACTGATCTGCGCGTTTGATACAGCAATGCTCCATAGGTCTCCATTAAACCCTTTCTTAATAGTAGTTCCGCCAACGCCAGAAACACTGACATTTACCTTGTGAACGATTTGAGAATTGCACAAATAGGTTCCTTCAGGAACTACAACAGTACCACCGCCAGCAGCGGCGGCGGCGTCAATAGCCGCCTGAATTGCCGCCGCGTCATCAGCGATGCCATCGCCGACTGCGCCAAAATTTTTCACATTCACAACGCTCTGTCTAACAGACAAGCGCGTAAAATCTGGGGAATTTAGGAATGTCCAGTTATTGAGTACGGATGCAGATGTGTACTGCTCAATGAAAAATGTCTTATACCCGGTGCAGTTGGAAAGCACACCAGAAGACCCCGCATCAAGCGCAACGGGATATGACGGATATACAGAACCAACGCTGTCGATACGCAAATTATTAAGAGTGGTGTATGAGTAAATTTTAACGCCGGTATTGCATTTCGCATTAGCTACGTCGATCAATGTTACGTTGCTAACGGACAACGCGGCAACAATATTAAGAGCCTCAGAAACAACAGGCGTTGTTGCTTGAATGGTTTCTACTGTCCACTGGTTAATCGAGCCAAACGCGCAATTGATGAACGCTACGCCGTCAGTGGTAATGTTGTCAAAAGTTGTACCAACGCCGCTAATGTAAAAACCCCAGCCTGCGTTACCAACATTGGTGGCCTCGCAATTACGGAAGGAGTTGTACGAGGCACCATTGACGTAGAACCCGTAACGCAAAGAATTGGCACCGCCACCGCTAAGTGCTGTGCCAACAACCTTCACGTTTTCAACCGTATTAAGGTAAACCTCGTTGGCAGATGTGCCCTCAAGCACAACGCCATCACGCGCTCCATATACGACAACATCGCGGATAGCCGCAGTCGTAATCGCAGCGGGTGTCGTTGCCTTGAGCTTGATGCCATCACCAGAAACAGCGCCAAGATCACACCTGATCCACATATTGGAGACGCCGCCCCCAAAGTGAATATTTGCCGTCCCGTCGAAGTAAAAAGCTGGCTTGGGCGTAGAAACGAAAAGATGGATATTAGTGCCCTGAATGCTCTCGCCCACCAAATTAGTGCTGCGATTAATCGTAATTGTATCAGTAATCTTATACGTACCAGCGGGGAAAAGAACTGAGCCACCGTTAGTCGCGGAAATGACCGCGTTTACAGCAGCCTGAATGGCAACCGTATCATCAGCTACGCCATTGCCAACTGCGCCAAAATCCTTAACGCTAACAATGTCGCCAAGCTTGCTGGGCACCGGGCGCGCCACACCACCAGCGGCGATATAGGTCTGGTTCGCAGTGGTATTCAGCCCCAGATTAGTTCTGGCTGTCGCGGCGTTAGCGCCTCCTGTGCCACCGCTAGAGACAGGGATAGGTGAAATGCCAGTAATCGTTCCGCCAGTAATTGTAGCGTTAGTAATAGTGCTATTGGCAATTGATCCGCCAGTGATGGCAACAGAATTGGCGTTTTGTTCAGCCATTGAACCAAGGCCAAGCGTAGCCCTCTGCGCAGTGGCATCAGGATCGTCCAGAAGGGCACGCCCAGCGGCTGTGAGGTCAATCTCCTCTACAGAGCCTGTTCCAGCAGAAGCCCTGCCCAGAAGCTTCTGGGACGCCAGTGTGAGGGCATGTTCGTCATTCCACTGAGCCTTGCCAATCTGGCCGTTGCCAGCATCTGTCCCAGTTGCGGTTACGAGGTGCTTAAGGCTTACGGTCATTTGAAGTCCCTGTAGAATGTTTTCGTCAAAAACTAACCCGGCTTACGCCAGATTAGCCAATACCGGCCTGACAAATCGTAGCTGTGACAGTGCCAGACCCGGATGCGATGGTCAGGCGAATGCCGCGACAGGGAACCGTCAGAAGGCCATTCTTGCTTGCAGAGGCCCCAGTCAGGTCAGCCGTGGCACCCGTCCATGTTGCTGTTGCGGGGTTGAAGCCAGCCCCAAGGATGTCATCCAGCGTGTATTCGACTGTGTATGTGGCAGTGCCAGAAAGAACAGCCTGAATGCCAATATTCACCGGGTTCTTGAAGTAGTCCACAGCATAGATTGTGCTGGAACCAGTACCCGTCTTGCTGATTGTGTTAACGCCCACTGTAGGCCCCCATGATTACTTGGCGTTCTTACGCCGCGATACTGCAATATTGTCTACCGCATTTGGGTAGGGGCGTCCAGCAGCGCGTGCCCTAGCTTTAGCCTGCTCAATCTGCTTTTTCTTCATTGGCTTTGACTTGTGGTCAGCCGGAAGCTTCTTATCCCAAATTGGTTTCATGGACACTTCCACTTTCTTAGCGCCAAAGCCTTGCGGGTTGGCTTGCCATTTTCATCTTTCATGGGTCCGGGCATCCCACCCATACGGGCACAAAAACTGTTTTTGCGCGGCCCTCCTTCAGGCTGCGGAGGCTTCAGGTTCATACCTTCGCGCTTGGCGCTAGCACGCCCCTTTGCATTCAAGCCACCCGTAGGGCTTTTGCCTTCTTTGCGTTGCCATGCAGGCGTTTTAGCCATCGCATTCTCCTAAGAAAAAAGGACGGGGTTGACGAGGCCCCGCCCTTTCTAGCCCCCACCACAGAGGCTTATATCCGGGCGTTCGCGGGGAGGTCGCTTGCACCCGGAATTGGTTTAGCCGCGAGGCTTCTGGCCCGCACCCTGAGCAGCGGTCCAGTCAGAGGAACACATGCCGCCAGACTGGCGCGGCTTGCGGTCTGCACGCATCGCAGCCATCTTGCCACCCATCTTGCCCATGTCCTTGCCCTTGCCAGCCTTGCCGCCATACTTGCGGGCCTTGCGGGCAGCAGCGACAACATCCTTGTTACCCGCAACCAGTTCCGGGGTAACCTTCTTGGGCATCACGCCCTTCATCTTTTCCATTTTGCCTGCTCCTTAAAGATTAGGTGAGATTGCGGTTCTGGAGATAGGTCACGACAATCGTGGCCGTACCAGTTCCGGTGTTGGTTGCAGTAACCGCGATCTTGCGGTCAGTCGTGCCAACATCAATCCAGTTGCCGTTGCGCGTAGCATCAGTGCCCGGTGTGGCCGTCAGCGGGCCAACCGCAGCACCATCCAGCGCACCAGCCGCCGTAAGGAACGTGGCAGATGCAGTTGTGCCAATACCAAAAGTGGTTGCAGCACCGCTGAATACAGCAGTCACAAACACCTTAATATCAACAATCTGGCTGTTGGCAGGGATAACGATGTCAGTTGCACCGCTGGCCTGCGTAATATTGGCAGACTGGGCCATCAGCACCCAGCCAGTGTTCTTCACATCCCGCCCCAGCGTAGACCCGCTGGTGTTAAGGATGTCACCAGCCTTAATAGGGCCGGTAAACGTTGTGGTTCCCATAAGAACCTCCTTGCACTTACTCTATGCTGTCTGTGCAAAGTCCGCTGGGACGGTCAGCATAGAAATTACCCCAGATGAGAAAGGCGGGAGCCGTAGCCCCCGCCGCTCTTATTAGGTGGGCAGAGAACCCCAAATACTGCGCCAGTTGTAGTAGCCAAAGCTGTAACGCTCGTAGCCCTTGACCAGCAGATTGTCTGTTACAAAGTCAACCTGCATGTCTGTCTCGAACTTAACGCGCTCCATGTAGGAGAGGCCGTCAATGTTCGTGAGCAGGAACCACGCCGTAGCAGAGGTCAGGTAGTCGTTGGTCATGTAGCCTTCCGGCAGACCACCGCTTGTGCTGATAATCGCGTTCACATCGTTGTCCGCTGTGCCGGGGCGCAGTTCAGACTTCGTGAGGCGAATAGCAACCGGCTCAAGCTGCGGCGGGACCAGCAGCTTACGGGCGCGGGCGAACACCTTGAGGCCAGCCTGATCCTTGAAGGCTGTACGGATGGCGATCATACCAGCGAGAAGGGTAGCTTCGTTAAGCTCCACATCTGTCGCAGGACGATTGGCAACCGTGCCGCCGTCAATGGGGTGATCAGTGGCAATCAGGGCCTTACCGTCACCGCCCACAGACGAATTATACGTTGTGGCTGTGTTGATGACGTTCGCGCCGTAGATTTCCTTCGTCTGATTGAAGCTTTCCATCAGGCCAAGGTTGGAGGGCTGGAACTGCGTCTTGTAGAGGTTATCGTCAATCGCCTTGCGGGTGATTGCGTAACCAAGAGCAATTTCAGTGTGCTCCTGATTGTAGACGTAACGCTCACCAGCATTGTTGTCGAAGGCGGTCTGGCCACCTTCTGTCTTAAGCTGGGCAAGACCCAGATAACGCATCTCAGCGGTGCGCTCCAGAGCCATGCGGCTTTCATGCTTGGTGAAAATCTTGTCGTACTGGGAAGGAATCTGCTCGTACTTGCCTTCGATACCACGAAGGCCGGGGAGGAGCAGGTCCTTAATTGCAGAGAGATTAACAGCCATTGGTGCTTACTCCTTAGATCGTCACAAGCGTCTTTGTGGAGACGTTGAGGAAGCCAACAATGACGTAATTGGCATTGGCGGCAGTGTCTGTGCCATTGGAACCCGGAGGATCAGTGACAAGGCTAACAATGCGGAACGGAGCCGTAGAAGACGTTCCAACAGTGTTTGCGTACATGCCAGAGATGCCCGTGCTGGTGTTGCCACCAGAACCACCGGCAAGCGAGATGGACGCACCAACATCAGCCTGTGTGATGTTAAGGCCAGAAGCAGCCTGAACAACAAACCGGGCATTGGGGTCATTCACAACATAGGCTTCAATGTCGCCATTGTTGTCAGAACCCGGCCAGTAGTTAGACCAGACCGTGCGCTTCTGCGACACAGAGAGGTACTTGCAACCCTGAAACACGCCAGCAAGCTGCGTTGTGGGAGCGTCACCAGCGCGGGTGATGTACCCATTGGCGTCCTGAAGCACGGCATCGCCAAAGAAAATTGCTGTTGTGTAGTCAGACTTGATCTTCATCGCCACCTGTTCATAGGTGGGAGCAGAGCCAGCACCGCTGTACTGGCGGAAGCCAAAGGGAGCGTAAGTATTGGGCATCCCGGTTCTCCTAAAGGACGATCATCCAAAACAGCACCGGGCTGCGAGACAATCAAACAAAGGTTAATCCTTCGCCGGGAAGGAATGTTTAATGTATAAACCGCAAATCTTTACTTGACAATACATAAAATAAACGCCGCCAAGTTAATGACGGCGCTTACCAGCCTCTCACGAAATAAAGCTTACTCTTCGCTAATTGGCATCGCCTGATAAGACTTCTTGATAGACGGCCTGACGCGCGGGTCATCGCGCTCAAACGTGCCATCAGGAGCCTGATTAAGCTGGGCCTCCTTGGCTTTTACCTGAAGACGGGCATTGCGGAGATTGCTGTTGTGGGCCTCATCCGTCAGCACCTTAGGGCGCTCCATGAGAATCATGCCATCGCGCTCAATCGTCTGCCAGTTGCCCTTGGGCATCATTTCAGGGTGGCGTGACGCCGGGACAGGCTCCCAGCCCTTGCGCGCAAGCTCAACCTCATGCGCCGGGTCTTCCTTGCCCCAGATTGTCTTGCGCTTCCACTCATAGGACCACCCATCAGGGATGGAATGAGGGTTGATATAGAAGCGGTCTGCGCCATCCATATTGTCACCCTCAAGGTGCTTACGGATTTCAGCAGCACGCCTCTCAGCACGGGAGCGCGGGTCATCTTCGCGGGGTGCAGAACGCATTTCCTCGCGCTTTTCCTCGAAATTAGGGCGCGGAATGGGGTCGCGGGGGGCTTTCTTTCCTGTTTGCTCAGACATTAGTTGATTTTCCCTTCTTTCTTCAGCGCAATCTTGTTTTTGGCGTACTCTTCAGGGGTCATGCCCATGATTGACGCCATTTCACGCTCTTCGCGGTTCAGCGTAACGGTATTTCTGCCGCCAGTGCCGTTAGAAGCTGTGCGAGAGGACGGCGCAGCGGGCGGGGGAGGCTTCCTAGTCATGGGTTTTGCTGCCGCAGACATGGGTTCATCGTCATATTCCGTCTGAACAGCCGTCTGAGGCTTGCGGTAGCCCATCTGGCGCTCAATTTCCGCGAAATATTCATCAGTATCAGCCTGAAAACCGTCCGCAACCGCGATATTATGCGCCCCAATCATCTTCATGTAGAGGCGGCGGTCCTTAACGCACTCAGGATGCGCCCTTACCCACGCCGCAGAGCGCGGAGAAAGCTGCGATGCGATGGCTTCCACCGGGTCCTGAGGCGCTTCAGGCTCAGGTTTAGGCGGATTTGCCAGCCTCTGCTCCAGTGCGCTCCTGCCATTCTCAAGCTGAAGCAGTTTTGCCCCGTTGATAGACATGTTCGACTGGATTTCAGCGGCTGTTTCGTAATCGCCAGCCTGCATGGCAGTGGCATAATCACGCTTCAGCATGTCATTTGTGCGCTTAACGCTATCAATCGCGCTCATAATTAGCTGAAGATTGCTATCCTGCACCTCCAGAGAGGCGCGAGAAGCGGTGTTCTGTGCTTCACGCGCGCGGCGCTCTGCTTCAGCGCGGGCCTGACGCTCCAGTTCAAGCTGTTGCTTGAGGGATTTAATGCCCTCTTCAACGTCTTCAGGAGACTTTTCAGGCGTTTCAGGCGCTTCTGCTTCTTCCTTAGGAGCAGCTACAACGATTTCTTCGTCTTGCTGCTTTTCTTCATCTGCCATTTGATTTCTCCGGGTTACCAGACGCTATCCGGGGCCGGAACACGCCCACGAATGTCTGTGTCATCAAGAATGCGGCAAAGCTGACCGTGGACTGTGATGGCCCAGCCGTCACTGGGGCGGAAGTAAATCCAGTCACCAACGTCCAGTTTCACGCCCTTAAACCACTTGCCACTCTCATCAATGAAGGCGTCAGCACCCTTCTTGATGATCAGACCAACCTTGCCCTGATACTTGTCTTCGTCGCGGGTCTGAGCGGACAAATACAGGCCACTCTTCGTCTTTTCAGGGCGGATGTAGATGGCCACCAGCACCTGATTGTGGAATATTTCAATGTCGCTGATGTCGCCCATTTCCTTGCGGATTTCGTCCGCTGGATCAGTGGCGTGTTCCATTCTCATGTAGGGCATTACTTGCTCCCCTGTTCTGCCTTGCTGATTTCAGTGTTTACTTCGTCAATCATTTCAAACGCGATGTTCAGACCGCGAACAATGCCAGCTTGGAATTTGTAGTCCGCAAAGCTTTCAGCATTGCCCGTGACTATGCGCTCACTTTCGCGCATCGCAGCCTCTTGAAGGCGCTTTGCAAAAATCTTCTGCCAAAACGTGTCGTAGGTCTGCATCGCAAGATACAGGTAGTAAATGCCGCAAAGTTAATCTATTTACATAGCAAGAAGTTAAATTACTTATGCACTGATATTAACAAGGAACATGTTCCTCTTGACAACGCATCACGGATATGGGATAATGTGTGCGTTAGGTCGGAAATGGTTCTGACCCCCAAATGGAGAAAAATATGTTTTATGTCGTGAAAAAAGGACTTGAAATCACTCAGTTTCATGCGCGGTATAACAAGCAATCAGAGGCGCAAAAGTACGCAGAAGAACTCAAAAAAACATTTGGTCACAATTACGATGTCATCCACCTGAACACAGTATGGACGACACAGGCGCTAGATGAAGCGATGAGTGGATAGCAAAAACAAAAAGGCCGGGGAAACCCGGCCTTCTTCTTTGGTGCCACAGGGGGAGGCCAGCGTTCCGGCCTACTTCCTGCGGTGCGGCCAACAGGCCCCCTGTAGCGCGGCCTTAGTAAGCCTTCTTGCCATAGGCGTCAATCTTCTGAAGACGCCCCTCGCCAGAACCAGCACCAGCCGTCATGCCAAGGCCACCGCCAGCCTTCTTGGGCGGGCGGGCACCGTACCACTCAATCTTCTGAAGACGGCCCTCACCAGAGCCAGCGCCAGCAGTCATGGCACGCCCACCGCGCTTACGGGGGAGCGGCATGGGTGGCGGCGGGGCACCCATATCAGGGGCACCAGCGCCCATAGCAGGCCCCATACCGCCAAGGCCACCGGGCGGCGGTCCCATTGCAGCCATAGGCGGAAGCGGCGCAGGCGGCGCTCCCAGCGGCATTGTGGGGCCACCCGGAACCATAGGCTCAGGGGCCTTGGGGGTGGAGTTGATCGTGATGTTGATCACCGGGACCTTGCTGCCCTTGGACGGCTTGTCAGACTTGGCCTTAGGATTGTTCATTTCCTCGCCAAACCCACCGCCATACGCCTTGGCTACGCGGCCACCAGACTTGCGCTTCTTGCGCTCATCATCGTCATCATCATCGTTTTCTTCGTTGCCAATATACGCCTTCATGGCAGCGCCAACAGCATGGCCAATCGCCTTGTGGGCGTCATGGTCAACCTTGCCACCCTTCTTGTAAGGGGCATAGCGGTCATAGTCGCCCTCGCGGGTCACCAGCGCGCGGTCATCCAGCGGGTCCTGCGTGAGCATGACTTCCATATTGGCGCGGTCCAGAGCAGCGCGGTCAAGGTCGCCCTTTCCCTTGCGCATAACCTTGGGCATCACAGGCGTAACCTTGGCGCGGTCATCGTAAGGATCATAGCCGGACATAATCGCAGCGGCTTCCTTAGCCGTCATGCCGCCGTCCTGCTTCTTTGCGCGGCCACCGCTCTTCAAGCCCTTAGTGGACTGCTGGGCATCGTGCTTCTTGTCAGCCTTCGACTTTTCCCACGCCTCCATGGACATGCCGTGCTTCTTAGCCAGCTTCTTGTCCTGCTTCAGGTCTTCCTTGGAGTGTTCCCACTCTTCCTTGGTGACCTTACCGCCCTTCTTATAGCCAGCCATCTGGCGCATCTTGCTGGTGCCGGAACCCTGCGGGATGCCATAGTTTGCACCGCCGTAAGGCATACCGCCGCCAACGTACTTCTTGGCGCGGCCACCAGTCTTCAGGCCACCAACGTGCTTGATGCCATCGCGTTCCTGATTGGCTTCCTTCACATTGCGGTTAATCAGGTTGTTGGGTGTAGCAGCCTTGCCGCCATCCTTACGCGCCTTACGGTCAGCGCGGCCACCGCACATCTTACCTTCAGGCTTGGCTTCTACCTTGCCGCCCTTCTTGTAAGCGCGGCGCGAAACCGGGCGCATACCCGTTTTAACATCAGCATTCAGGGGGTCATAAACCTCCCAACCAGAGGCATCAACCGGGCCTTTGAGCGGCGCGGTCAAGCGGCTGATTTTGTCGTTCATCGCGGCCTTAGCCTGCTTCCGGTATTCCATGTTGTGTCTCCTTGGTACGCTCAGTGTACTGCGTTTCTTGGTTTACGAAAAGAGTTTTGCCAACCTGATGGCTGCGTCAATCCTGTCTCCATTACCCCGCGATTTTGCAGCCCCGCCATTGGCATACATGCCGGGGACAGACCTAAAGGGGGCTGTAAACATGTTGCCAACGCCCTGCTGGTTGTTAAACGCCGTAATATTAGGGCTTGGCTGCTGCGCGGGGGCCTGCTGGTACTGCGGCGGCTGGAATGGGGCAGTCTGCTGCGGCATAGGCTGAGGAGCGGCAGTAGTAGCGGACGCTTCAGGCGCGTTGTACCTTTCGCGCATCTGTTGCATGATTTTCTCAGCGCCGCGCATTTGAGCCTCCCCACGCGGGGCAATGCTAAGGGCAAGCTTAAACAGCTTTGCCATTTCATCCCCCGTATTAGGGCCAAACTTTTCAGTAATTGCGCCACCATCTGCATACCCGCCATAGATGTAATCTGTGATGGGCTGAGAAGGTGCCACGCCTCCGGTGTATGTCGTGGGAAGCTGCTGGTAGTTAACGTAGG